CGAGAGCGTTGACGCCTCGCTTGAATGTATCGGCGCGGGGGGAGCGGTGACAGGTGGACACTTTGACCTCATACTATGCGACGATATACAGGACGATAAGAACACCTACGCGGCGGGGGTGAGGGCGAAAACGCGCGAATGGTGGAGGGGTACGGTGGCGCCGATGTTATCGCGGGGCGGGGCGATCATAGTAATAGGCACCCGTAAGCATCACGATGATCTATTCGCGCACCTCATTAAAGACACGACCTATCAGATATTACATGACCAGGCTATCCCCGAATGGCCCGAGAGCTACAGCTACACGCGCGAGGAGATAGGGGGGCGTGAGATTATAACGGGGGTACAGGTGAAGGGGGGGCGGGCGCTATGGCCAGAGCAGCGCCCGCTTGATTATCTATTGCTAGAGCGTCACACGGTGGGCCCGCGCCTATTCTCGCGCGAGTTTCAAAACGAGGTACAGGACGACTCAGCCGCGCCCTTTAAACAGGTGTGGCTTGACGCGGCGCTAGAGCGGGGGGCGGGGCTTAGCTTGGGCGAGGTGCCAGGCGAGGTGATTGACATAGTGCAGGGGTGGGATTTCGCGCTAGTGACCGACGCGCGGGCGGCAGAGGAGCGAGACACCGATTTTACGGTGGGGATCACTTGGGGGCGGGCGGAGAACGGCGACCGCTATTTAATAGACATATGGCGCCGGCGCGGGCTGAGCCAGGCGGAGCTACACGCGCAGGTTAAGGGGCAGTACGCCAAGTACGGCGGGCGGGTGCGTGTGGTAGCGGTCGAAAAAAACGCCTTCGGCGAGCTCCACTACTTAGGGCTACAGCGCACGAGCGACCTACCCCTAAAGGGACACATCACGCACGCGCGCAATAAGGCCGACCCGTGGGAGGGTGTGCCCTCGATGAGCGCTCTTTTCGAGAACGGTAAGGTTATTTTACCGAGCCGCACAGAGCGCGACCGCGAGGCGCTTGAGCCGCTCTTACATGAGCTATTTAGCCTCGGTAAAGAGCGCCACGATGACACCGTAATGAGCTTATGGATCGCGGAGACATGGCTTAGAAAGAGTTCATTTACATATAGCCTCAGCTTTGGGGAGGGGGGCGAGCTCACGGGCACGGCAGACGAGCGCCTACTAGGGGGGGAGGAGGATTTAGACACGGCGGACGCTGTACAGACTCGCGCAGATGAGCGAGATAGTGATAGAATATGGGGCAGCTTAGGGCTAGGCGGATTTACCCGACACTAAGGAGCGGCGCGCATGATCCAAACGCACATTTTCACCTCAAGCGCGGGCGCTGAGGTGCGTATTGAGAAGCACCATTTAGGCCACGGGATCGCGGACGCTTACAGGAATGTACAGCTAAGCGCTGAGGGGCTGAGCGGCGGCACTTTTACGCTAGCGTATAGGGTGCCCGGCGGTACTACCTGGCGCACCCATGTAGCGAACGCGACTGAGAGCGATGTTATAGTGATGAGCGGCGACCGTGGGCCGCTCGCGGAGGCGCTCCGCGTCAGCTTTAGCGGGGTGGGCGCGGGTGATGTGCGCGTGATCCTAAACCTCTCAGAGCGGGGGCTATAATGGCCACGCTCACGGGAGATATTATTATCGGCGGCGGGGGCGATGTAGCCCTCAACACGCAGATTGAGAGCTTCACCGTAGCCGCGACCCCCGCCGCTAACTACACGCTCACCCAGGCGCCCGCGCTTGACGCTACGGGCGATGTAGTGTGTAGCGTAGTGCTCAACGGGTGGACGGCTGAACAGGGGCGAGACTACACGGTAGCGGGCGCTGTGCTTACTTGGAGCTCGCCCGATGTAGCGCTGAGCGCGGGTGAGCGCCTCATAGTAACCTACTTGCCCGTATTGACCTAAGCCCCGCGCCTTTATGATATAATCCAGGCGCCCCCTCAGATCACCCCTCACAAGGAGCCCCTCTAATGGCACTTATTCAAGGGAAACAGCTAGCCTCTCAGGCGATTGACACGCGCGAGCTCAAAGACTCCGGCGTCACCGTCGCCAAGATCGCCGATACCCAGATCACCGCCGCTAAGCTCAACATCAGCGCCCAGGCGTGGGATTTTAGCGCCGCCTCAGCCTTCTCAGTCCCCGCGCCTAGCACCTCCGCGCACGCGGCGACTAAGGGCTATGTGGACGGCGTAGCGCAGGGCCTCGATGTTAAGGCCTCCGTGCGCCTCGCGACCGTGCTAGGCGACCTATCGAGCTTCACCTACTCCGGCGGGGTGTTGACTCAGCAAGTTTTGCTCGCAGAGATCACGATTGACGGCGTAGCGCCCGCGCTCAATAACCGCGTGTTGGTGCGCCACCTCTCGACCGCCTCCGAGAACGGTATTTACACTATTTCACAGGTGGGCGACGGCTCATCAACAGCCTGGACGCTCACCCGCGCGGCCGACTTTAACACCTCCGCGCTAGCCTCGCCGGGTAGCTTTACCTTCGTTGAGGAGGGCAACACGCTCGCCGATACGGGGTGGGTAATGAGCGCTAACGCGCCGATCACCCTAGACACCTCAGACATCACCTTTACGCAGTTTTCAAGCGCGGGTGTGGTGAACGCGGGCGACGGCCTAGGTAAGAGCGGTAACGACCTTTTTGTTAAGGTGTTGAGCACCGGCGGCCTTGAGATTTCGAGCGATGAGCTCAAGATCAAGATCAAGAACAGCTCAGTAGCGACCGACGCGAGCGGCCTAGAGGTGGGCCTAAACGCTGAGGGCTCTATCGCTATCAAGGGCGCCGCAGGTCTAGCCGCCCCGATCATGCGCCCCCAGGCGGGGCTAGCCGTCGCAAGCGCTATCAGCACCGACGACACGGACACGGGGCTAAGCCTCAGCGCGACCCCCACCGCCGGCGGCTTTGTGCAGGTGCTCATTAACGGCGTGATGATCGAGCTCGGCGACGGCGTTAAGACCAAGGACGGCTATTTTAGCGGCGACGACGGGAGCACCGCGCGCGCGCATTCAGCCCTCGCCTCCGGTGATAAGTTCTTTTGGAACGGCTCAAGCGTTTTCACGCTCGACACCACCGACCGCGTTGATTTCCTCTACTCCAAGATTTAAGCGTCTAGGCGCTTGATTGAGCGCCCTTAACGGGCGCGGCAGACACACCCCGCGCGGGGGGGCGGCCAAGAGCCGCGAGCCGCGAAAAATCTTAAAGGAGCGCCCTAGATGAGCCGGATAGCCGCTAAGCAGGTAAAGCTAACAAACCCCGCGCCGAGCGGTAGCGGCGCGATACTCTACACGGAGGGGGCGGGGATCGCCGCCAGCTCAGCGCTCATCTATGATGACACGAGCGGGGCGCCCCGTGTGGGGATAGGCACGGCGGCGGCGCCTAGCTCTCTTTTACATATACAGGGCGACGCCTCAGAGGAGGCTAAGCTCATCATTGAGCAAAACAACAGCTTTAGCGACGGCCCCGACCTCACTTTTTACCGCTCGCGCGGTACGCCCGCCGCACCCTCAACGCTCATCGCGGGCGATAGTTGCGGGGGGCTAGGCGCGGCGCGATGGACGGGGAGCACCTACGCGGCCGTAGGCTCAACCAGGTGGAGATACAACGACGCCAACAGCTCTAGCTTTGAGATGACCACCGCTCTAGGCGGCACGGTCGCCACGCGCCTAGAGATCACAAGCGCGGGCGCCGTAAGAATATCAGACGCCTACACGCTACCCACAGGCGCAGGGAGCGATGGACAGGTACTAACGAGCGACGGCGCGGGGGGCGTAGCGTGGGAGGACTCCGCAGGGGGCGGCGTATCATGGACATATGATCGCAAGAGCGCCGACTTTACCGCCATCGCGGGCTATCATTACAGCATAGACACGACGGGCGGCGCCGTTACGGTGACGCTACCCGCGAGCTCCACAGCGGCGCAGGCAATACGCTTTAAGCGCCGGGCGGGGAATAACAGCGTAACGATCAACCGCGCAGGCGCTGACACGATTGACGGTCAGACAAGTTACACAATGAACAACCAACACCAGAGCCTAGAGCTAGTTGATAGCGGGCTTGGCGATTGGGAGATATTCTAATGAGCCATAATAGCGTTAAAATAGGCAATAGCGGGCCCGATCATAGCGGGCTGATTAGCCCCACATTAGCAGATTTATCAGATGTAAGCGCGGCGAGCATTACAGACGGGCAAACGCTAGCGTTTAATAGCACAGAGGGCGAATGGCAACCCGCAACGCTACCCAGCGGGATTTTAGAATATCTCAGAGTAGGCAACTCATACGAGGGCACGGCGCGCGCCTATTCGACGAGCGGCCGCGCTATCGCCAACGGCGAGAGCATCGCCTTTTACGACGAGGCGCCTCTAAACACCGTAAGCGGCGCGACTATTACAACATCTACAGGGGCGAGCGCGGCGGGGTGGAAGGCTACAATCAGCCTCCCGGCGGGCACTTATTCAATAATGAGCTCTATTTACTTTGTTTTTTCAACGAGCGGGTATTTAGCCTCCGTGTGGCGGAGAAAAGACACGAGCGCGAATATCTCAAGCGTAGGTGTAATAGGCGCAACTTTGACCACATACGCTAGCGCTCAATCCTCGATGCTAGGCACATTTACGCTAGAAATCGCCGCCGATATTGAGTGCGTAATGACCGATATAACGGGCGTAGCGGCGGTGGCGTCGCAAGGCAACAACCCCGCGCAGATGAACACGGTAATCATAAGGAAGCTGAGCTAATGAGCCATTTAACGGCGCGAATAGCAGAGGGGGCGCTTTTAGGTGATGGGAGCATTAAGCCCGCGCTCTCTAATATGCTATCGAGCGCACCCGCAGACGGCGACCTATTCAAGCGCCAGAGCGGCGGGTGGGCGCCCGTAGCGCCGGCGGCCTCCGCTGAGGTGGAGCGCTTCGCCTATGCGATCACGCACCCCGCCGAGCCCACTTACACATACACGGCGACGGCGTACAGCTCCACATATCGCAACTTTAACTTTTACAGAGGCAACGGCGCAGAGACTAAAGACGCCGCCTATATATCGGCGCTAGATGGGTCGAGCGCTACCGGCAGTATGCCCGCCGCTTATGGCGCAGATTGGACAACTACATTTCAGATAAGCGGCGCCGGTACTTGGCTTTTTGTAGCTACGCCTACCTTCGCATTTAGCTCATCTACAGGCGCAGCATATGCGACTATGCGCCTAAAAAACCCAGCTATAGCCACATATCCAGCGGATAAGCTAGGGCCTATGCTCCGCTATGATCTAGCGCCTAGTCCGGGGCGCCGCGCTAGCGTTTACATGAGCATTTTTACAACCACAGGCGCGACCACAGACGCGCGGCTATATATGCAGTTTTTAAGCGGGATCACACTAGCGCCACCCGCGCTCAATGTGTGCGTATCTGTACAGATCACCAAGCTAGGATAAAAAGCCATGTTCACCACACTAAAGCTAACAGCCGCGCACCCTATAGGCTCAATAGTGAGCTTTGACACCTCCGCGCAGGCTTGGGGGCTCGCGCAGGACGCTACACAGCTAATAGGGGTGATTAGCGATCAGCCCTTCGAGCATGAGGGCGCGGTATATGGCGCCGTGACCTTCGGCGGCGTAGCCTTCGCCCGCGCCTCGCGCGATATTGAGCCGCAGGGCGGGGGGCTCGCGGTAGAGAACGGCGGCGCCTATGTGGGGGCGCTGTACCTGGAGCGAGCGGGGGAGGTGGCGCCGGTGGCCTTCGATCAGCCCGCCCCTAAAGCGGGTGAGCTTGTGCTTATCTTTTTGAGGTGAGGTGAACCGTGAAAAAATGGCTCAGCGCTCCGCGCGTGTGGTGGGTGTGCGGGGGTGCGGCGCTAGTGTTGGCGCTCGCGCTATGGCCTCGCGCAGAGGGCGCGGCGCTCGCGGCGGCGGTGATAGGGGGGCTAATCCGCGACGCAAAGGGGAGGGCGCGCGCTGTACCCTCAGCGCCCCCCGCGCCTAAACCCCTCGACACCGGCCACGCCAGGCGAGAGGCTGAGGAGAGGGCGCAAGAATGGCTAGATCGCTGATCCTCGCCGCCCTAACGGGGCTATGGACAATGAGCGACGGGCGCGAGGAGCGGCGCCCGTGCCCGCCGCTGAGCGCGTACATCGAGAGCGAGCCGCTTAGACTCCCTCGCGGGTGTGAGCTCGAGCGGGCGGGGGTGTGGTATGCGCCGGCGCTGTATGTGCGCCAAGCGGGGGAGGTGGGCGCCTTACGCGAGGAGCTCGCCCAGGTGAAGGCACAGCGCGACGCGGCGCTAGAGGCGCATAGGGCGACGCTCGCGGAGCTCAGAGGGGCGCTAGAGGCGCACGCGCGGGAGCTTGAGCTATTGAGGGCGCTATGTGCGCCACGCGCGCCGGAGCCGTGCGCGGTGTGGACACCTCGAGCAGAGGGCGCGGCGGTAGCGGCGGGGCTATGTGGGGCGCTTTATATAGGCGCTCAAATACGCTAGACTCGCGGGCAAAGCGACCACAGGAGGCGCAGCTATGCAGGACACCAAGACCCCGGCGCCGACCAGCTCAGCGCCCGCACAGATGACACCAGGCGCCCGCGCCGTAGAGCGAGCGCTTGAGGAATGGCGCGAGGATATACGCGAGCCTAAAGGCAAGGTGACAGACGGCCCGATACTCACGCGATATATCAGAGAGGGGCTAGGGTGGGCGTGGATCAAAGACTATCAAAACCGTACTTTTGAGTGGTGCGGCGCCTTCGCGGCGTGGGTGTGGCGTGACTCGATTAACCCCGAAATCCGCAAGAAGCACCTAGCGAGCACATACAGGCTAAGGGAGTGGGCGAGGGGCACCCCGCGCGAGATTAAAGGGGGGCTCAGCGCCGCGCGCCCTGGTGATATTGCAGTTATAGCCACAAAGGCGGCTAAACCGTGGGGGGATCATATCACCATCATTGAGAAGGTAGAGCCCGACGGGCGCGGGGTGTGGACGGTGGAGGGCAACGCGCGCGGAGAGGGGCCCGCGCCGGGGCCTCATATTGAAGGTGTGGTGAGGTGCTTTAGACAGGCTGAGGCGATCCGCTTCATCTATAGACCGCTAGACGCGGACAGGGGGCACTAATGAGCCTTCGCATTGACACAGCAGAGCTAGACGCGCTGATTAAGGCGACCAAGCGACCCGCAGAGGGCGAGCCGGAGCCTAAGAGCTACGACCTCAACCCCTACGATATAGACACGCTAACGGCGAGCGCGGGGGGCTACCTCAGCGGCGACACGCACCACGGCACCGCAACGGGGCTCAGCTATGCGACCCTCCGCGCCCTTAGCCGTGTGCCACTTATCAGCGCGATCATACAAACGCGCATCAACCAAATAGCGGAGTTTGCGCGCCCTCAGCCCGACCGTTACACGCCAGGTTTTATTATCCGCCGGCGTGACGGGGGCGAGGTGGACGACCCCACACGCGCCAAGATAGACGCGCTCACAGCGTGGCTTATGACTTGCGGCGACCCCGACCTGGTGGGAATGACAACGCTTGAGGCGCTGATTAGGCAGATTACGCGCGATAGCTTAGTCTTTGATCAAGCGTGCTTCGAGGTGATTTTTAACCCCTCAACGGGACTCCCCGCAGGGATTAAGGCGGTGGACGCGGCGACGATCCGCCGGGCGGCGGTGAGCGAGGAGGAGCGCAACAGCGGGCGCCGCAACCCCGCGCGCGTGGCTTATGTGCAGGTGATAGAGGGGCGCGTAGTCGCGCACTTTACAGCGCGGGAGATGGCTTGGGGCGTGAGGCGCCCGCGCGCGGAGCTCGCCGCTAATGGCTACGGTTTCCCAGAGCTTGAGGAGGCGAGCAGCACGATCATAGACATAGTACACAGCAAGGCCTACAACAGCGCCAACTTTACACACGGGCTACACCTCAGCGGGATATTAGCCGTAAAGAGCAAGATGAGCCCCGCGCTATTTAGGGCTTTTAGGCGTGAGTTTTATTCAATGCTACAGGGCCCAGCAGGTGCCAAGAAAACCCCGATCATTCAGCTAGACCCCGAACAAAAAGAGGAAATATCGAGCGTTAGCCTCAGCAATAACAACCGGGACATGGAGTTTAGCGCGTGGCTCAACTTTTTGATTAAAGAGGTGTGCGCGCTGTATCAGCTAGACCCCGCCGAAATAGGCTATATGTTTGGCAACGAGGGGCAGACCAACAGCCTAAACAGCTCGGGCCCCTCAGAGCGCATACTACACAGCCGCGAGAAAGGGCTACGCCCGACCCTCCGCGCGCTTGAGGGGTGGCTTAACCGGTGGGTGATAAGCGCCTTCACCGATGAGCTAGAGCTTAGCTTTGTAGGCGTAGAAGCTGACAGCGAGGAGCGCCGCATAAAGGCGACCGTGGATAAGGTTAAGGCCTTTATGACGGTTAACGAGGCGCGCGCCAGCTTTGACCTCCCCCCGCTAGAGAAGGGCGGCGATGTGATCCTAGATAGCTCATGGATCAACGCGCACGGACAAGACGCGGGGGCGCCCGGCGGCGAGGACACGGGCGAGGAGGAGCCAGACCCCGCCGATTTTTTTGAGCGCTCGATCCGTGTAAAAACGAGCTTTTAACGCTGAGGTGTTGAGGGCGGGGCGGGTGTATCTATACGCTATCAGCCCCGCGCGCCTTCGAGGTGGAGAGGCGCGCGCACCCACACACGCGAGAGAGCTAGATCATGTTGGCGGAGTATGTTTTTAAGAGTAAGTATGCGCGCTATAACGCGGAGGCGGGGCGCCGTGAGACTTGGAGCGAGGCGGTAAAGCGTACCGCACAGATGCACCGCGCAAGATTTCCACATGAGGCCGCCCAGATTGACGAGGTAGAGGGGGCGCTTGAGCGGCGTGAGATACTCCCCTCAATGCGAGGTTTACAGTTTGCGGGCGCAGGTGTGACCAGAAAAAACATGAGGCTCTACAACTGCACATCAAGCTACTGTGACCGCCCGCGCTTTTTCGCGGAGGCGCTATGGCTCCTCTTAGCGGGCTCAGGCGTAGGCTTTAGCGTGCAGAGGCACCACACGGACAAGCTACCACCGATCAGCGCCCCGATGAGCTCCGCGCCCTACACCGTAGCCGACTCAATAGAGGGGTGGGCGGACGCTACACACGCGCTCATCAGCGCCTACATGAGCGGGGCGCCGCGCCCTCTATTCGACTTTAGCCAGGTGCGCCCCGCAGGCTCGCCCCTCAGCGTAGGCGGCACCGCGCCGGGTCCAGAGCCCTTGCGCCTCGCGCTTGAGGGGATCGAGCAGGTTTTGAGGGGCGCTGAGGGGCGGCGCTTGCGCCCTATCGAGGCTTTTGACTGTGCGATGTATCTAGCCGACTGGACCCGCACAGCGGGCACGCGGCGCAGCGCGACGATAGCCATTTTTGACGCAGACGATGAGGAGATGATCACCGCCAAGACGGCGCCGGAGTGGTACATAACGCACCCCCACAGAGCGCGGGCGAAC